CGCATTGGTTAAACTTTCAGCGTCTGGGTTTTCAAACGCTTCGACTATAGCTGCCACATCAGCAGCGTCAGCTAATGCACCGCCCACTTCTGGCGGAATAATTGGCTGTGATGCACCAGAGTCAAACCCAATGTTGTTTATAACTTCTACGGCCTTGTCTGCATTTACACCAGATGGATTTTCAATGAGGTTTTCAATGTTGGCATAAGCCTCTACTACGTTAGTTGTGCCTGAGCCTAAATTATCTACAATTTCTTTTAGCGTGTCAGGAACTGGAATTTTTGGAAGCGTTATATTGATATCCAATTTACCATCTGAAAAATCAATAATGCCAGAATCTTTTAATTGCTCCACCTGAGTTTCTGCAACTTTTTCAACCTGCTCTTCTACTAATTTAGGCTCTTCTTTTGTCAGGTTTTCAATAATCTCAGATAAGGTTTGTGTCTCAAAATTAACATCAATCTCTGGCGCTACCTCTAAAATAGGATTGACAATGCTTTCTTTAATTATTTCAACTTGAGGTTCTGTTGCTTCTTTTATAGGGTCAAAGACAACATCATTTATAATTTTGTCTATGCTTTCAGTTGGTAGACCTATGTCGACAACAGGCTCTGCTGCTGGTTCAGGGGTTGGCTCAGGAGTTGGTTCAGGGGCTGGCTCAGGAGTTGGTTCACCTGATAAAATTTCAGATATGGTTTTGTAGTCTATGTTTACGTCGACCTCAGGTAGAACTTTTTCGACTTCCTTTAGCGGTATCTTTACGACATCTTCAATGGGGTCTAAAACAATCTGTTGAATAAACTCTTCCGTTGGGTCGCCGACAACCTTTAGCAAATCTTCTGCTGGGTCAAGCGCCACTTGCTGAACAACTTCTTCAACTGGGTCTAACACCACTTGTTGAACAGTCTCTTCAACAGGGTCAAGAACGTTTTGTTGAACGAACTCCTCAACTGGGTCATATGCTTTTTGAACCGCTTCTTCTGCATAAGGGTACAGTTCCCTTAAGCCAGCAACTGCTGCCAATGACTCTGCAATGTCAAATACTCCATCACCCTCTCTTGCAGGCAATGTCTGTGTCGGCATATACAACCCAGAGCGATATCCGCCACCGAACATTGATGGGTCGATGGCAATGCTTTCTTGAAAGGCCTGCTCTAACGGCTGATACTCTGAAATATAATTTTGAGGCATAGTGCCTTGAATAGAATCCAGTATAGGAGCAATATCAAATACACCCTGAGATGGAGCAAAAGTCTGCGGCGTAACCTGAGTGAAATTTCTCATAAACTCAGGCAAATTATCTGGGCTGTAGGAAGCCGCAGTTGGGCGAGGAATGTACGCAATGTTTGAGCCAGCCATTGACGAGTAAAGGTCTGGCGCAGTTGCGCTTACATTCGGCGCGGCAACATTCAACATTTCTTGAATTTGTTGCGCTGTCATCTGCGGAGGCAAAGCCATATTAAACCCTCGGTAGGTTTACGGATGTTTCAATGTCTGAACGAAGTTTTTCAATTCTTAACTGACGCTCAAACTCAAGCTCTTGACGGCGAAGGTCAAGCTCTGCCGCCATCTTCTCGCGCTCAAGCTCAAACTCCATTTGCATTTTTTGTTTCTTAAGTTCCAGCTCTTGCTGTGCTTTCTGCATTTCCATTTGCATTTGCGGTGTTGGCCCCTGTTGTTGTGGAGGTGGTGGCGGTGCATTGCGTGGGTCTTGGAAGAACTCACTAGCATCCTTAAAGCCAGAAAGCTCAGAGATTTTAGCTAAAGTATTGCGATACTGAATAGGCGTAACGATAGGATTGTTTGGCCCCATTGTTGCCATAATTCCCTCTTGCTTGGCAGCAATCTGAAACAGTGTCGCAAGCTGCTGGTCTTTTTGCATTGTGCCAAGGCCAACATTGATTTGCACGTTATACATATTTTCCCACTCGCGCGGGTCAATCGCCACAAAGTTATTGTTCAAACGAATAATTTTATCTTTGTTTTGATACTTGGTGACAAGGTGCAAGATGCCACGGAATAGTGCGCGAACACCAGTCTCAGCAAACACGCGAGCAATCATTTCAATTTTACCTTGCGATGCAGCCATAGTAGCGGCAACGGCTGTGGCAGTTGTTGACTGTAGTGAGTCGGCATCCAAGCCCATTGATTGCTTCGTAATGCCTGTGCGTTGCTCACGAACACTGTCCATATAGTTCAGTGCAGGAAATACTGAGCCAGCAACATCTGGAACCTGCAATGGCTGCACAGCACCAGCTTGGCGCACACGCACAATACCAGCAGGACGGTTTGTCATTAGGTCATCTAGGTTTACCTGACCCTCAACAGCAACAACGCGAGAGTTGTTTGTGTTGTAAATGTTATCCAGCAACTGACGCATCAGTGTCGATTTAATCAACTGCACGTCCATCACCAACTCGGCGACAGAGCGCCCAATGGCGCGGTGTGGCATTAGGACTGGTGAAATCATTGCGAATGGAACAATGTCACATTCTTCGTTTTCAAGAACATGGTGTCCTTCACCAATGGTTAGAACACGGCGTAGTTCTGCTACACCGTCACCATCGTAATCCGATTTGATGTAAGACTCTGTAACAAGAACATTACGCATTGCTGGGTCTAAACTGTCGTAAACAGCGCTTGACTCAATATCCTCAAAACGACTTGTGCGCTCTTCTGATGTGTCTAGGTCTGTGTAGCCAGCATATTCCTCAACCTCTTCTTTGTCATAACCCATAGATACAAGGTCGCTAACAGAGAGGGTTGTGCGGTGTGCTACAAAAGTTGCATCCTCAAGAGACTTAGCACGAGATGAAATAAGGAACTCTTCTGGCGGCACATTCTGAATGTTTACACGCCCGTCTGTTTTGGTGCGGCGCAACTTGACGTCATAAAACATTGGGGCGGGAATAATGTTTCCGTCTGGCAAAAACATATCCTCGCCAACGGTGCGAACGTCTTGTTCGGTAATTTCTACTTCTTCATCTGACAGCAGGATGGTCAATTCTTCTTCGTTAAGACCTTCATATTCTTCTTTCTCAACGTCAACGGTTTCATCCCAGCCAAACTTAACAACACCAGTTTTAAGGATAAGTGCATCCTTGAACCAGTTGTGCATGATTTCAAAGCCACGGTTATCGTTGTTAATAATCCAGTTGCAGTAGTCACTAGCTTGTTCGGCGACAGCCACATCTTCTGGGCCGTGTGGCACAAAGCGCACATAGTCGTCTGACTGCGTAAAAATACGCATCAGGCTAGGCATGATGTGTTCAATAGTGTCGCTTACTTCTGTGCTGATAACCTGAGAACGGTCTGGCTGCTCATTGCCAAATGGTTCGCCCAGATAGTAGTCCATGGCCTCAATGCGGTCTTGGGAGTACTCTGTATCATAGTGACCGATAGCCTGTTCAATCTCATTGCGAACAATAGATTGAAATTCTACATCATTCATTTTAGCCATTATATATCTCTTAATCTGTTGCATCGTCGCCAAGCTCTACCGTAATAGGCTTGACTGGAGCTTTTTTAGCTTTTACTTTTTTTGTTTCTTTTTTAACGGTTGGCGCTTTTACAGGTTCTGGCATTTTCACTGGCTCAACGGCAAGTGATTTGCGGCAGCTTTTGCAAGAGCCAGTTACATTGGTGTGAGTTGGGTATCCGCAGTGGTAGCAGGTGGTCATGCGCTCACTCCCTTCAAGCAGCGTCCTGCTTTTGTGCAGGCACGAGGGGACTTGCACATTGAGCAAGTCGAAAAACTTTTCCCCTTGGCATTCTTTGCTGCTGCCATTCCAGCTTTTGTGTATGGGTATTTTTTTCCGTCTACGTTAGGCATTTCTTTCTCCTACCATTTAACTTTATGCGACCAGTATTTTGCAGACAACTTGCTTGTCGGCTTTCCCTGAGCATTGTGTCTAGCATAATAAGACTTTTTTCGAGCTTTGTCTTTAGCTGTCTTGGGATTTTTTCCAGCGCCACGAACACCTTGCTGACCGAATCGAATTAGGCGAACCGTGTCACCTTCTTTCGCCAGCACTGCGTGGCTTTTCTTTGGGTGCTTTGGGGTACGTTTAGGTTTGTTGTAACCAGCGAAACGCTCGCCGCGATAGATAATAGCCATTAAGCGTCTCCGTAAATTCCGTCTTCAGTGACCTTAATAGAACGCACACGCATCATATAATCATCTGGGTGCATATCAGCTTCTTGAGCGCAGAAAGCAGATGCAAGCAGGCAGGTGTCAATCAATTCGTCCCAGTCCTGCCCAAGCTCTGAAAGCTGATGAAGAACAAGAGCAATCATTTCAAACGCTGTGTCCTCGATAGGCTCACCGTCTATTGTTTTT